GCCGCTAGTGTTACGGCGCTTACTTCGTATAGCTTTACTTCCGTTATTTCGCGGTAGTCCATTTTGTTTTCCTTTTGCATTGGTAGAATACCTACGCTGTTTTCAGTAATTACGCCAGCTTTCATTAACTCGATAACGTCGTTACCTAGTGTAGTCTTGGCTATTTCAGCTGTAAACATTAAACCTTTATCGTCTTCTACTAGTTCTACCATTTTACCTAGTGGCTGCGCCATATTGTGCTGGTATAAGTATTTAACGCGGTGTCCGTTTTCTTTGATCGTCTTAGCGTATGCACCAGGGCGTATAATATCGCTGTCGCTATCTTTGTTATTAAAGTAGCTAGCGTACCCTTTTACAATACCTTTTTTTTCGTCCGCGTCTACTAGTTCGCCTAGTGGCGCGCTTTTAAATAAAATACTCATATTAGAATAATTTGTACAAATTTACGGTTTTTTTATTAGTGTTACTTCGCCACCGTCGTCGGTGTTTTCGCCTTCGTTTATATATTCTAGTACTAGGTTTTCTTTTAACGCTTTGTCTAGTAATTCTGTTAGCTGGTCTACACCTAGTACGTTAAAATAATTTAACGGCGTTTCTAGTTCTGGGTGTAGCTGTTTGTATTTTTCTATTAGCTTTATTAGTTTTTCCATTAGCTTGCGTTCTTAATTAAATCGTCCCATATCCTTATAGCTTCGTCGTAGGCTTTAGGAAACATAGCTTTAAATACTGGGTTTCCATTGTAATAAAAGCTGGCTGTATTTGCTAGAAATTCGGCGTGCTGTCCGTAAATACCAATGGGGTTATAGTATCTAGAAACACTGTGCCCATAACCTACGTTGTTTTTAGTTATTGCGCCAAACCAGTCAGCCATAGCGCCCCAGTATTCGTTAAATTCACTTTCTGGCATATTTTTAAATTTCGTTAGGCGTAGTTCTCTATATTCATTACCAAACGCTTCTAGCCTTTTATTTATAGGTCTTTGTATAGCTACCCTGTCGCTATAGCTTTTACCTTCGCCTAATTCTTTTTGTAGCCGTTTAAAATATTTCACTACTAAAGGGTCTGCCTGTTTATATGGGTACGCTAAACCTAGTTGGCGGTGTATTGCGTGTCCGTATTCGTGTGCTATTACTACTTGCGTTTCTTTAGCGCCCTTTTTAAACCTTCTAGTATCTATATTTATTACGCCGTTATTGTGGGCGCTTCGACGTTTGTAAAAAGTTATTTTTACGTCTTCTTTAAGTAGTTTTAAAAAGGTTATATCGCCTACGTCGTAGCCGTCTTTACGCGCTTTCTCTAATTGCTGCCAGCTGCTATATCCTGGGTGTTCTGTACGTTCTAAGTAGTCGCCTAGCGGTTCGCCTTTGCCTTGGTCTGGTCCGCTGTACCTTGGCTTAGGTTTTGGTTTTGTTGCGCCTATAGTAGTGGCTATACTTGCTACGTCTGCTGCTGTTAGTCCACCTGTTAGGTTTTCGCCAGCTAACTGTACGCCTATATTTTCTAAACCTTCTACAGCTACAGCGTCTTCTATAGGTACTGGTATAGGGACGCATCTACAGTTAATTACGTTACTAGCGCTGCCGCGTCTGTCGCCTGGTTCCATTAGTTCTTCGCCTTGTACTATAAAAGGCTGGTTAAAAGGTACAGTTTGTCCGTCTGCCCTTGCGTGGCTATCGCGTTCGCGTCCGTCTAAAGCCGTGGACCATTCCTTTTGTAGTTGGTCTTTTGGGAATATAGTAGTAGCGCTTTCTAGTATAGCCTTATTACTTATAGCGGTGGTTTCTGTACGTATAAAGCGTTCGGCTTGGTATTGACTATAGCCGTCGAATTGACGCCGTAATATACGCGCTTGTTCAGCTGCGCCTAGCGCTTGCCATTCTGGATCGCGGCTTAGTTTAGTTGTAAGGGCTATAAGGGTTTTTAGTGCTGTACCCTGTACTAGTGTTACATTAGTCTTAGCTACCGCAGCGCCATAACTAGCAAAACTTGTACGCCATTGGTTTTGGTATTGGTCGGCGCTTTGCTTCTTTACAAACTTCTTATAGTTCTTAAAATACCAGTTAGCAAAATGTAGTCCAGTTTCTTCGTAGTATTCTTCGTAGAATTTAGACAAAAAAGCTACAGGGAATAAGCCCTGTACTATTATACGCCCTTCGTCTACAAACTGCTGGACGCCTTTAGCGTATTCGGCGTTATACCATTTGCGTAGCTTAGCTATATACTGGCGTTCCATTTTACCGCGTTCACGTTCTACGGACGTTTGCCAGACTTGCTTAAACTGTTTAGTTAGCAGTTGTTTAGGCATTGTCTTCTAGTTCGGCTAGCTTCTTATTTGCATATACTCGCATAGCTTCGCCGCCCCATAAGTTGTAAGCTACAAAACCGTTATCTAGCCAGGGTTCGTCTTTTAGTTTGTCGTCTACAGTACTGTAGGTTTTGGCGCGTTCTAAATAGCTTCTAGTGCGTTTTAAAACGTCTAAGCTTATTGGTTCGCGGCTGCTTAGTTGCTGCGCCCTAGCTAGCCCTACGTTCGTGCCAGCTGTTACTACGTCCCTACCGTATTTGTCTATCCAGCCTAGCATACGCTTAGCGTTGTTAGTAGCTGCCTGTGGGTAGTCGTCGTAGCTTTCTGCTTTGCTAGTTTCTTTGCTGCTTTCTGGGTGTTCAGCTGGCAGTAGGTCTGTATCGTGTTTGCCACCTTTAAACTTACCATTTTTAAGCGCATATAAATAACTGTTTACGCGCGCCATAGCCCACTGCTCTGGGCTTTGTACTGTTGGTCTAACACTATCTGGGTTAGTTCTGTAGGCGCCTACACCGCGTTTATATACTTCGTATAGTGTACCTACAGTAGTACGCTTGCTTTCGTCGTCGCCTACTTCTTCGTTATGGTCGTTAGTTTTTTTTTCTAGTGCAGCGTTTAGCTTGTCGCTTATTTCGTCTTTGCTTTCAGCTATAGCCGTTTCGTATTCTGCGTGGGTGTCAAAGGGCATATATACAGTTTCGCCGTCAAAGGTATGCTGGTGTGTACCACTACCGCCTAGTTCTTCGGCGCGTTCCTGTGCTTCTGCTTCCGTAGTATATACGTCTGTCATTCCTGGTACTTCGGCTTTAACTTCTATACTATAAAGCGCTTCTTTGATCAGCCTTTTTTCTTCTTCAATATCTACAGCCATAGGCGCTGGTTCTGGTATTTCTATATCCTGGTTACTTACTGGTAGTAGGTTACTAGGTATATAGTAGTCGTCCATAGCTGGCGTGTCTTCGTCCTTACCGTAATTCATAACGGCGCGTTTTTCGTTTGGTGTTATCCACCAGGCGCTACTAAGCTGTTGTACTACTTTATCGTTTTCTTCCTGTAGTTCTGGAATAGCTGTAAAGTCAAAGTCTAGATACAAGTTGTCGCCGTACATTGGTACTAGCCAGCGGTTCAGTTCGTCGCGTAGTTTTATTAGTTCTGGTATTACAGCGTTTTGGTATAAAGCTTTTTTGGCTTCTTTCATATTGTTATAGGTGCTGGCTTCTGTATTGTTTAGCAGCTGTACTGGCACGTTAAATATGTTACAAATATCTTTTATAGACGCGTTGTACTGGTCTATTAGTGAAACGTCCGCAGCGTTTAAACCAAAGTTTACCCAGCTAAGTTTCTTAGGCGTTATAATAACGTCGCCGCCATTGTTACTACCTTGGTACTGCTGTCTAAATTTATCCTTTAACTGTTGCGCCTGTACTTCGTTTAGGTCGCCTTCTTCGGACATAAGTACACCCCTAGCGGTCTGGTTCTGTAGATATTTAACCCCTGTAGTTACAGCTTCGTTATTTGTTGTTAAACTTCTAAGACCAGCGCGTAGTGGGCTTTGACCGTATAAGTGGCTGCCTGTACCGTCGTAGTATGGGTTAAAGTCTTTTATGTGTAGTACACAGTCGGCGTCCATACTGTAGTTACCGTTATATTCTATACGGTATTCTTTTACTGGCTGCATTATACCGTTAGATACTATTTCTACCACTTGACTAGGTAGTATATATAGTTCAGTATACTTACCTTGGCTGGGTCCACTGTCTGGACCTATACCGTAAACGTAACGGTTGCCTGTCAGCTTACCAAAGGCTATTAGTTCAGTTAGCCAGCTGTTATAAGACTGCGCCGCGTTTGGTCTGTCTAGCAGTTGGTGTAGTGCGGTGTCTTTAACTTCTACTAGCGCGTTCTTCTGTAGCATCTTAGCCTGGTACATAGTGCTACTATCTAGCGTGCCACTTGTTAGCGCCTTATAGCGTTTTAAGTCGTTATCGCTTTGTTTTTCGTACACTTGGAAAGGTATAGTAGTAGCCGCCTTGGTAATAATATTTACCAGCGAATATACTGTAGCGTTCTTACGGTAGCCTTCGTCTATATAGCTTCTGTCGTTTTCTGGGTTCCATAAAATACTTTCGCCTAAGTACT